ACTCTAGCCTTATTGCTAGACGTTGTAACCACCGTGCCATCTTTCTTCTTTCTCTTAAAGACGTAGATTGGACGTCCACCATTTTGTTCACTGCCTTTGTAAGGTCCGAATATCTTTTTCATTCGTTGGGCCATTGTCCTCTCAAAACCATAAGTCCTATGATTGCATAGTTAGCAAGGTCAGCAAATGAATCTTCGAGAGGTTCGTTGAGACCTTCCTGCTTGTTATCTATTAAGTTGTTAATACGAGCCATCTTATCCCACATGCGTACACGCAACCCATTGACTGGACCACCTGGTGCTAGTGCGATATTCTTTGGACCGTAATCATTATGCTTGCGTAAAAGCAAGCCAGCGAGTTCATCAAAGGATGCCCACACATTCAACTCAAATTGCGTAGGCTCTCTAAAGTCAGTGTCTAGCACTGTTTTTTCACTCATTTTCTTTCAGCAACCCCTCTATGCCATCCATCAAAGATGACATCTCAGATTGTACTACAGCCTCGTGTATGAACGCATCTAGGTCATCGCCACTTGCGTTAATCATCAACAGAGTTGCATTCTGTACATGGTCGTACATGCCTTCTGTATCACCAACATTAGCCATCACATTAAGGATGCTAAGGAACTCAAAGAGATCGAATGAGTAGCGCTTATTCAAGCGCACTCCCCAACCATACTCAATTCCACAGTGTTCAAGGAACTCAAATATGTCACAACTCTGGAAGTCACACTCGGCTTGTTCGCATACAAAGTGTCCGTCTTTAGGCATTAACATTATTGAGCACTCTCAATCTTTTGTTTGAAGTAATTTGCTCCATGAATCCTGTACATAGAGTTGACATCTTCACCCTCTGGCATCTGTACAACAACCAAATTCCCCAGTTCTCGAGAGAGTGATTTGCCAAATTCCGTACCTGCATTGTCTCCATCTGCAAATAGGAAAACTTTATCGAAGTCAGCAAGGATTCTGCCGTAGTGTTTCTTCCAGTTGTTCACCCCTGGTACACCAACCGCAGGTATCCCGCAAACATTATCCAACGTGATCGTGTCAATTTCACCCTCGCATATAGAAATATATGTGGTTGCGCGGAAGATCGACGCAACGTTATAGAGGTGCGTAGTCGCACCCGATAGTCCCATATATTTTGGCTCTGACAAGTCCAACGACCTGAATCGAAGGTCAACCACCCCCGAACGCGTGAGGTAGGGAATAGATAAACGGTTGACATATTGTTCATGCCCCGTAAGCGGATCTAGCACGACGCCCAAGCGAGCTTTGGTTGCCTGCTCCAGAGTTATCCCCCGTTCTGCGAGGTAATCCTCCGCTTCGTGTAGTGCTCCGTGATAGTACTTCGCCGCGCGCGTTAAGGATTCCCTTTGCGATGCTGATTGCTTCATTGAACTTTACCCCCTCTTTAGCCATGATGATTGCGAATCCATCGCCTTTCATCTGACATGCAAAACAACAAAATGCATTCTCTTCTGTGCTAGCAGATGCAGAAGCATGTGAATCTTCGTGGAATGGACACTTCATAGAAAACCAACCATGTCGAGTTGGTACTCTTGCGCCATAGTGTTCTAGTATCGCACTGATACTTGGCTTATCGTACTTCATCTCCCATAGCCTTTCGTAGTAATTCTATCCAGACAGATACTGGCATACTTGCGTACCAATCCGCAGGTGAACCTTTACCTCGGCGCTTATGAATTACTACACCAGTCCATGCTTTAGCATGCTTAGTTTCTAAAATCATTTCTTCTATCCAACCAGCAAGTGCCATCTTTGCATGATCTTTAATCTCAATGCAGACACCATTAACGCCAGCGATATCTCCTTTATCTTCCGTGGCTCCCGCAAGCCGACGTTCTGCATACGGGAACCACGTTTGAAGATACTTCACTACATCGCGTTCTGCTTTAGAGCCTTTGGCTTTAGCAGCACTGCCCATTAGTACCATCCATGTCTATTATGGAAGGCAAGTGCCTTCGATGGAGACCCATAACGGGTCTTGATGTAGCGTAAACCTAGGTCGATTTGACGAGCCATAGGTGTTTTCTCAGACATGTTTAGTATCTGAGGTATACCATACGCAGTTGAAGTAGGATTATCTGCTGTGTAATCCCAGCGAGATTCCCTATTCCAAAGAGTATAGAGTGATCTCCACTCATAACTACTCTTGTATATAGCCATAACTTTCGCGCGTCCGATACGCTTCGCAGACTTCTTCATATATCCAATCGATGCCTCGCATGGGTGCATAGCGCTCATCCGAACCATCTCGTTTATATGTGTTAGCGAAAACATCGCACCCACAGTGTGTGGCAGTGTACCCACAAAGACTACACCAGCCATTATCCACGCGTATGTTGTTAGTTTCATTATTACTCCTCAATTGGGGCAGTTGCCTGTGTTCCACAGTCAGCACACTCCATATCTCTGAAATACATCCCAATTGTACCATCCTCTGCGAATGTTACCTTGAGATGCCATACGAAACTCCCACAAATGCATACCGTAGTTGGCTCACCACGGATATCCATCGCCCTAGAATAATCGGGTTTAAGTTCCGATATATCCTTACTCGTCAAAATCATCCTCATCATCCTCATACCAGTCTGGAGTAGGTTGAGTAGGGCTTCCCCAATCGGGAAGCGGTATGATCGTTGACATAATCACGACCTTTCTGGAATGTCGGAGACATCCATTATTTCGGGATTAAATTGCAACCAAAAAGCCGTATCCCCAGAGGGGTCTGCTTTGCCATATCGGTTCTTCACTGGTGCTACTGCTATATAGCCAGGAGCATTAGTGCCGACTGTACAAATCAGAGCAGGAAGTTGTGCCACCATGCCTTGAAGAGCACTACGTGGTTGACAAGGATTTCCTACATACGATTCTTTGGTGTGGTGTAAAACAAGAACGGCAGCATTGGTATCCCTTGCCAAGTACTTTAGTTCTTTAATTGTGGAGCGCATACTCGCAAACTCTTCCCCACCATCGTTAGCAACATCCATAAGGTTGTCGACAACGATGAGAGTTGGAGCACACCCCCACAATTCCTCGAAGGCAAGTACCTCTTGGTCAATATCAACCAGCGTTGGCGCTGATTCAAATGACCAAAAGATATGCCCCGAAGCCTCGTTAATTATTCTACGACTATTATCAACATCATTGTTTAGCATATTCTCTGCTTCACTCTGAGGTTTTCCAGTAATCATAGATAGCAAACGCATAGCCATTGTATGCGCGTTAGTATCTGCACTCACGTAAAGTGTAGGTACTTTGGAACGCAAAGCCAGTGCAAGAGCAAGAGTCGACTTACCAGCACCAGGAGTGCCAGCAATCATCGAGATTTCTGCTCTACGAATAATAACTTTATTCGCTTCAAAGGTACGAAAGATAGTTGGTAGCGGTTCGCCACCGATATCTTTACTACCTACTGCACGGGCTAACGTTCTCACTTAGAATGAACTCCATTCAGGATCGTTTCTGCGTAACCAGATTGGTTCGCATTGGTCAGGGGTTCCCTTAGGGGAAGGACACATGTATGCCTTCCAAGGACCCTTTGCACCACTACCTGTACGTGTGGACATCTGTCCATGCTTACAAGTACGACCTGTTGGTCCAAGATTTGGTCCACCAGTTGGATGAGCAGTGTGGTCTATCTGTGCGCCAGGAAATGCCTCACGCACATTAGATACTGCTTGAACTGCATTGGTTGGTGCACCAGTAATTGACTGAGCCATAGTCTTAAGAACTTCTTGTGACTCTTCAATGCCTACTGCACTTTCGAGAGCAGCACAGAAATCTGTGAATGTCTCTCCTGCTACCACGAAGATTCTACCATCGGGTAGTTTACTGCTAACCTGGAAATTTCCGGGCATTTATTTCTCCTCGCCTAGATTTTTATTGTTCTTAAATGGTAGGTCAAGAATAGCATCTACTGCATCATCAAGCGATTTGATAATGGGTACAATGCTGGTAACCAAGTTATCCATGAGAATATCTCCCGTTTAAGTACTTACAGTATTGCACAACATCGCATCTACCGCAGTTAGACAGGTTAGGTAAAAATATATCAGCCTTGCGAGCGCGGTCAAAGGTATTTAATATCTCTTCAACACGTTCAGAACTAAGGAACTCTAGATTCCATAACGAAATGTGACCTGAGCGTGCATCCCAGAAGCCAGCCCTATCGACTGTAATCCCTTGCTTACCTAGCGCCCACGCATAGACGGCTAGTTGCAACGGATGCCTCTGAGATGACGCACCAGTTTTGATATCGACAAGGACCCTCTTCCCGTCGGGATCAATCATCACACGGTCAATCGCCATCTTGACTGTGCTTTTATCAATTGGAATCTCATATTGTTTTTCAATGAAGTCCTCGTAGATACCCCATTGTTTACGGAACTCAATCCAACGGTCAAGCATCCAAATGCCCTCACCGTACCACCATGACATGTCTTCACGTTTAGCAAACTTCCACGTGTTCATATCGCCATTGATTTCTTCGTCGGCTTTTACTTGTTCAAACCAAGCACGGTTCCACAAGTCTTCTGACTTGCCACCTTCGAGGTCATAGTATTCAGTAGCCTTATGAAGAGCAGAACCGCCAGTAAACCAGACAGCATGACCTTCACCTACTTGGTCAATCTTAGTTAATTTATATTTCCAACCGCACTCTTGCCATGTAGAAAATGACGAGTACGATATATGTTCAGGTAATTTATTCATACGAGTACTATACCCAACCCGTATCTGCTTCGCAGATAAGCCCTGCCCGAACCCAGATTTTAAGAAACGCCCCCCTACCCCCCAAAAAAATTTGGTGGTTCAGGGGAGCGATTCGAGCAACTGCCGTCACCCGTCATTTGAAGTTTCCGCCCCACGGTTACCCGCATGCGCAACTATACGCTATGTGTTATGATTGCGCAGATAGGGGGAATCATGGAAAAAGCAATCCAATATGCACTGCAAGAAAAGTACGTCGAAGGCTACAATGATGCCAGAGAATTTATTGCTAAGCAGATAGAGTCTGGTTGCATCTCTGATGCAGGAGATCAGATTATAGTCTGTGAACACTGCAAGAACTCAGCCGATATTGCAAGGGGTATCTATGGCGACGTACGAGTATGAGTGTCCAGGCGATGGTGAGATAATCACCGTCATGCGTCCAATGGACGAAGAGCCTAGAGAGTATGACTGTCCTGTCTGCGGTTCTACATTACGTCGTGTGTACTCTGTACCTGGTGTACAGTTCAATGGTACAGGCTTCTACAGTACAGGGGGATAACATGGCTACACCTAAGAAGGAACACCCATACAGGGATACACCCTATGTGGAGGGTATCAAAAGTACACTTATCGACTTTGGGTATCAGAAGTTAGAGGCTAGATACCTAGCCCGTGAGATCGCTCAGAATCTTAAGAATTATCTTGCAGTCCAAGAGGCTATGCGCTCGCGGATGGCTACTATTAGACGTTAGAAATGACAAAAGCACCCCCTACCCTAGTATTTCTACTCAGGTAAGGGGTGTTCTCGTCTCTACGGGGCTGCTAGAGGCTTTAAAAGCCTACTTAGAGCCACGTCCAAACTCTGGTGCTGACTTGTCTAGAGCCTTTAATACGGGTCCAATGAGACCTGCAGCGAAGGCAGTAGCAAGGACCTTAGGGTCATGCTGACCAGCAGTATATAGGGCTACAACAGATGCTGCTGCAGCACGGAAGTATGATGTTGCGATTGCTTGAAGTTTTGCTTTGTCTACCATGAGTCCTCCTTAGGACTTGAAGACTGGCTTGCCGAATCCTACGACAGTCACAGCCTGTGATTTACGGAGTTTAGATCCGTTCTTCTTCTTGAAAGCGCGAACCTTAAGGCAGACTTGTCCACCATTACGTTGATCGCCCTTCTTATCAGGAGCGGTGTTACCCTCAATACAGGTAACTGTTCCATCTCCGTTATCCTTGACCACGATACCGATATGTGAGATGCGATCTACACCATCGTTAGGGAAGTCAAAGAACACGATATCCCCTGGAAGTGGCTGAGCAGTATCGCTTGCCTTCTCCCATTGGTTCTTCTTCATGAAGGCTGATGCTCCATTGACTGTAGATACACAGTTAGGAATCTTCAAACCAACTTCATTAGCACACCACATAACGAAAGAACCACACCAAGGCAGATAATTCGCCTTTGTAAACGCACCATATTTGGTTTCATTGTCTTTAGGTCCTTCGATGACACCAAGTTGTGACTTGGCTGTTTCAATAAAGTCTGCTCTTTGTCCCATTACTCAGCCTTCTTATCTACCTTGGCAAATGCTTGGTTGATCTCATCTGCTGATAGGTGTCCGTCTGCTAAGTAGAAACGAGCAAGTGCTTCCAGTACCTGTGCTGCACCAAGTGCACCAGCAAGAACTCCTGCCTGCCACACTTCAATACCAACCAAGGAACCTGCACCGATAACTCCGAGAGACTCTGCTGCAATAACAGCAAAGATTCTCATCATTACGCTTTTAAATGTATCCATTATTCGTCCTTCGGATTACGTGCTTTGTACGAAATTACCCAGAGCACTGATGTGACTACAATTGCGTAGCCCACTACTGTTTTTGCTGATCCCTCTAGTACTACCCATGCTACGAACATGCCTAGTAGAGTCCATGCTTGGTTCAGAAAGTCTGAGAACCATTGTTTCATTCAGGTTTTCTCCTATACGTGGTTGAGGCTGCAGCGGATGCTGCTGCTGCGACGGCTGACTGTGTTGCGATTTGTCCCACGATTACTGCTGCAATAACAACTTTCTCTGACTTGGCTCTTACTTCTGGAGACATGTCTGCTCCCACTTGACCTAGTGCTGATAAAGCAGCAATTGGATCAGTGAAGAGAGTCGTTAAAAGTTCTGCAGGGTTTTCTAGTAATGCTATAGCAACTGCTTGCTCTTCTGATAGCGTAACTCCATTGTCTAGTGTTACACTTCCATCATGTTCAATTTCAGGAGTTGGTTCAGTCTCTGGCTCTACAGGCGCTGGAGGCGTAGGCTCTGGCTCGGCGGGAGTCTCTGGTTCTACGACTTCTTGTACAGGGTCAACGGTTGGTTCAGAAGGGGTAGGTAATGGTTCTTCCACAGGAACAGGTTCTGGTTCAACTGCGACAGGCTCTGGTTGAGGTTCAGGAATTGCAATATCAATTACAGGACGTGGGCGAGGTTCTGGCTGCGGTGCAGGAACAGGCTCTGGAGTTGGCGTTGGGGTTGGGTCTACGACAGGCGGTTCTGGAACAGGGACAACGGGTGTTGGTTCGGGCACAGGAACCACTGGAACAGGTTCCAATACTGGAGGAACCTCAACCTGTGTTACACCTGCTTGCTCAAGAGTTACTATAGTACCGTCTGTAAGACGAGCACCAGTACGTTCATTACCTTGTAGAGGTCCATTGGTTGCATAAGAGTACGCAACTGTTCCATCTGTTTGAATCTGTGCAGTAATGATGATGCTTGTGACATCACCTTGGAAACTTCCATAAGGACGGTATGCACCATCAACTTGGAATCCACCTTGACTCACGTTGATAATGAAGTGAGTATCTGGCATACGATCAGGCAAAGCCCACCAGTCACGGGATTCAATTGAGATAGATGGAGTTACTGGATAATCCCAGTATGTGCCATCAGGTCTGCCAAATGTGATGACAGAGTTGGTTGTAGCGTACACATTTTCATATGTAGTTCCATCATAGACAACCGATACTGTCAGTGGAATATGATATGAAACATCATCTCCACCACGAGTCACAATGGTTGTTACTTCTGGTGCTACCTCTTCTGCTCTAGCAAACGATAAGAAGAACAGGTTTCCTGCAATTGCTACTATAAATGCTGCTAAAAGGTTTCTACTTTTTCTCACAAAGGAGGATGTAGATTTGGTCAACGCGGGCTTCCAATCTATTGACTTGGTCTTTAACGGATCCGCCCCCGTTTGGTTTTAATTCATCAAGATAGTGTTTAACTAACCAACGAATTGAACCTACAAAACTTGCCACAATTGTTGCTACTGCGACTGCTAAACCTGCCCAGTCTAATGCGCTCATTATGACACCGATCTAATCGTAGCCATCAACACTCCACCAAACCCAGAGAATCTCTTATCAGTTGGTGTCATTGTGATGAATTTAAGTTCTTCGATAAGACCTAAGAAAGTCTCACCTGTTCTAAAGTCCTGGACACGAATAGTGTCACCAGCACTTTCAATTGCTTCCAAAGCAGCAAGGCGCGCGTAAGCAGCACCCTCATAACCAACTTGGTTATTCCACTTGTCCTTTTCAGTATCAAAGCAAGCAAGTGGGTATTGGATAATACGCTGCTTGGCAATAGCAGGAAGTGACTTTAACTGGTAGCCAGTAAATGTAGGACCTAGACTGCTATCTAATCCAGAACGAGTAAAGTTAAATGTAAAGGATAGATATTCTTGAGTACCTGTTGGATAGGTAACGCTCATTTCAGGAGTAGCATCACCCTGTGAGAACTGACCAATGGTATAAGTATTACCGACACGGCTATTAGATTGAACTACAAGCCCACCATGACGATTATCAATCTTTACTTTGAGGGTCTTGAATACTTTATCTTCAACTGTTGAGTAACGAATGAAACCAGTCTTGATATATCCAGAAGGCACCACATCTGTAAGGTGTTCAAAGTAGCAACCACCATAAGATAGAGGAGCAGGAGTTGCAGTGCGATAAGCAGTTGTAAAGGCTACACGGTTAGTGGTTCCAATGAGACATACAGCAGTAGTAGGGTGATAGGTTGTAGTATCACAGAATAAGTCATAAGCATAAGCAAAACGAAGTTGGTTAGCATAACCTGATTGGATTGTTTCACCTTCAAGGGTTGTACCAAGATCGATGCGAGTAAGACCACCATCTATTGTGCCTTGACCTGTGGTACAGTATACGAAACGATCACGACCTATAAATGCATAGACAGGTTGGTTAGTTTCAAAAATAAGTGGACCATAGGATAGAGATCCATCTTGGTCATTAATTGTGGCTACACGGACACCCTTATTAGTTCCAATCATCATATACCCGATGTAGTAGTAGATACAATGAACTACTTCACCAGTACCAAATTCAGCAGCCACAATAGCCTGAGTAAGTGTAGGCATAGAACCGCTAGTTGATGTCAATGTATAGCGTTGAATCGTTGAATAGTTGCCAGCAAATCCTGTTGTATAGATTGCAGGACCTGATGCAGAGATAGATGTATACACATAGTTTGTGTTGGGATTGGTATATACAGGTGTTGGAAGGCTTGTAGCGCTGGATGATACTTCATATACAGCATTGTTTACGCAAAGAACAATACGGTCTTTGACATACTCCATTACTGCATTTGTAACTGTAATACCATTAGCCTGAAACATTTGAGTTTCAGCAACAAGAGCACTATCTGTAAGTAATTTTTTATACATGATAAGTTTGGGAGCACCAGTTCCTTTGTTGGTTACCCAGTAAGCATATACACCATCATCACAAATAGCATAAACAGGCTCATCTATACCAGCATTATAGTCGATAAAGTGGGTGATGTTGCTTGTAGCAGTACCAGAAGCAGTAGTTGCAGTAATGTTAGCATTTGTAACTGCATATGAGAATGTGTTAGTTGCTACTGTTGTAATCTGCCAAGTACCGTCAAATGGTGCACCAACGCCAGATACTATAATTTCCATACCTGCTTTAAGTCCATGACCTGCAGAGGTAAGGGTAGCCACATTAGATGTAAGAACCTTGTTAGTTACTGTTGCAGTAATTGTATCGTATACCTTGTCAACATCGTAACCATCATGGAGCAATACTCCATCAATATTATTGAAACGGATTGAACGAAGGTGTTGCTGAGGGCGAAGGTTTGCATCTACATCTGTTGTAGTGATGTGCATATTGTTGACATCTTTAAGGAGAGTTACCTGTCCTTTAGTCCAGACATTGACACCCTGTGACTCTGTAAAACGGTATGGAACAGTTTCACCAGATGATGGATCATAGAACTTGATACCTGCACCAGCATGGAAAGAACTCTGGGAGCGAAGCCACCAGTTAGATAGTGACTGCTCACCAGGTTCCTTCGATGTATCAAACTGTTGCTTACGATAAGGAGCAGTTGAACGTGTGTAGGGATAACTATCATTGATCTGCAGGAAGAATGGTTGAGCGCCAATGGCGACATCGTAATCTTCCGCATTGATAATGTAGTTAACAGAGCCTAGCGGGTTCGATAACGGATAGGGTAATTCTTCCGTTACGTCGTAATTAATTGCCATTTAAGGGCGCTCCTTCACAACAGTTAGATTTCATATGACAATGTGGACATAGCCAACGAGTGGCTATAGGTTCGTACTCTTTATTACAGTGGTCGCATTCAAGCAATTTATGCAGTAGCGGTTGAATAGATATTTAATTGACCAAATTGATACGCAGCAAAAACAAGGATTCCATTGCCATAACCAAAAGTACAGTAAGTAGGGTCCATTGAATTTGCCCTATCATATGCCAACATTGGAAGTGGTTCATTGTGCAGTAATGGAAGAGTATATGAATTATATGCACCAGTAGAAAAGTTATATAATACTGGATTAGCCATATCAAGTGTTTTTAGTTCTGGTAGAGATGGCGAACCGCCATTATTTGGCCAAGGTTGAAATGCATACATAACATTGTCTGTGGTATTTACAGTAAAATATGACCTTGTTCCATATGAAAAACTAGTTGACATACCGTAGTGGTAATACGGAACAAGACTGTAATCTGTATATGGAGCAGTTGCCCAAGCGGTTGCAATGCTTGCTGCAGTTTGTGAATAATTACCATTTACAAATCTATTTACGTTTCCACCAATAAATGTAGGCGCGAAACCACTTGCACCACCGCCATTAGAGTTTGTTGCAGTCCAAGTAGTTCCATTTGTACTGTAATAACCATTATTTGTAGTATTGTTTGCAGTTACAAATGCAGTTCCAACGCCATCGTAAGCAAGTCCATAAACATGCGAGTTCACGGTTGCAGGAACAACAGCAGCACTTGTCCAAGTTATACCATCTGATGAATAAGATAAACAGTTCCAAGGAGTAGCATTACCATTACCAACTGCAATAAATCGTGAAAATGCTGGTATCCACTCAACTTGGTATACTGAACCTGTTCCAGATATATTAGAAGTTCTAGATGTCCAGGTATTCAAATCTGTACTTGAATAAAATTTTGTAGTTGACGTATCGCCAACTGCAACCCAAATTGTTCCATTATATGAAACATCAGTCCATCCAGATATTGCTGCAACACGAGAAGAAGTGTTCCAAGTTTTTGTATCTGTAGAATAATAGACATAACCTTGATATGTTATAAAATAGTAAAGACCATTATTATACCTAATTCTAGAAACAGGGTAACTACCACTAATTGTGACACCAGTAGTTGTTGCTGTTTTTCCGTTAGACCATATAGTCCAAACTTTGTTTTTCTTAATGGTAGAAGGAACGCTACCTGCGTAAGTTGCAATAGCCATTAGTTATTCTCCTTATACAATCGTCATACCAGAAAGTGTTGCTGTTGCAGAAGGTGTGGTAGTACCAACTACAATTGTCTGACCAACCGTTGGAAGGTAAGACTTCATATCAATTACTGTTGTGCTGTTAGCAGCAACTGCAAAACCAGCAATAATTGGTGTTCCTGCAGCGGATACTGTAAATGATGCGTTACCAGTAGCCTGTGGATTAGTTAATACTAAGTTAGTTAATACAGTTGCCGTTGATGCTGGAACCGTATATGCAGCATTCCACTTACCCCAACCACCTTGGGTTAGCGCTGTTGCAGCAAGTGTTGCTGTTGATGTTAGATATTGGAATGTTGTTGCAGATGGAACACCAGTAACAACTGCTGCTGGCGTATCTGTTGCTGAACCAGAGTTAACTGCCACAACATCTCCTACTGCTAGACCGTGTGATGCACCAGTAGTAATTGTTGCTACATAGTTAGTAATAGCGTTGCTTGAAAGTGAGCCACCAGTTGTTACTAGGGTATTAAATGTTGCTGTACCGTTAGGTGTAACTGATGCTGATGTAATATTGGATGCAGTCTTAACATATGTAAACTGGTTAAGTGCTGGATATGAGTGGACAGCGTATACACCATCGTATGATGCGCCTACGCCCTGCACTGCTACAATTTGCCCTACTACAGTTAAACCGTGATTAGCAGACGTTGTAAGTGTTACTAGGTTTGAGGTGAGAGCCGCTGTTGTGATTGTCTTTACAGATGGAGACGCACCAAAAGCAGGAGTGCCTCTGTATAACAGGGCTGCTGAGTTAATTGCCATTTATATATTTCCTTTTCTTAGAATGCGCCCATGACGAGCGGAATTTGACCTTGCTGAGAACCAGATGAGAAATCAATGGAAGCCCATTTGACACCGTTGGTTAAAGTTGAGTCTGCAGTAAGTACTTGACCATCTGTACCAATTCCTTGACGGGCAACAGTTGATGCAGCAGTTGCTACAATTATGTCGCCCTTAGTAGTAACTGTTGACTTTGGAACTGCAGCATTTGCAACCGCAGCAGTCGAGTTGTAGTAGTCAAGATCGTCAGATGTAAGTACGTGCTTTAAAGAAGCACCTGTAGTATGTGTAATAGCCGTTGTATTGGCACGTGCACGGACAACCGTAAGGATATCCCCAGTCACACCAGTAACGAATACGATTTCCTCAGAAGTGGTATCAGCATCAATAGCAATTGTGAACTGATCTACGTTGCCAGGAGACAAGGTAACACCACCGAGAAGAGATGATGCTGTACCAGTTGCCACGGCAATGGTTGTTGTTGAGGAAGAAATCGTTCCATTAAGCGTGGTTGCAACGCTTATGCTCGAATATTTTCTTGCCATGTATTATTTCCTTAGCGTGATGTGTAGTGTGGTCGGGTTGGGTATTGTCCGAGAAGTTTTGTTGCTTCTTCATTAAGGCGTTGCTGGTATAGACCAAGCATGTATTTAGATGCTGCAGCACCTGCAGTAGAAGAAAGTTTAGTATCTGCTAGATCTGCTTCTGCAGATTCAAAGTTCAAACGACCTGGATCAATGAATGACAAGATACGATAAGAAGCACCGAGAGTAATAACATCTCTAGCGCTTGAAGGAAGTCCTGTGACTGTCTCAAAGTCATCAGAAAGGTTTGTAAGAGTTGAAGGAATAGTCTTATACCAGACCATGACATTTCTACCAGGAGTAATACCGTCATAGACGCTGATAGTTTTATTGCTTCCACCAAATGATGATGAGTTAGCCATGAAGTCTGGACGCCACTTCTTGACTGGAAGCCATTCTTTTGTAGGTCCTACAGACTGCCAAGTAGCCGATAGAACATCTTGACAAGTATTAGGAAGGGCATAGGTACTTGTTGTAGCCTGGAAGGTAAAGGTAGTTGATGCAACACCCCACAATTTAGGGTAAACGCTGCTGATGGTGTCGTTGATAGCCTGACGAATAATAGTGCGTGGGAATGTAGGCGAGAAGATTACTGGTGCATAACGATTATGTGCTGCTGCAACAGTCTTATTATATCCACGACCAAATGGAGCAATAGTAAGGGTTCCAGAGTTCTTATCAAAAGAATCTACCCATAGCAATTCGTCATCAATTTCAATGATACCTTTAGCGATGTTGTTGGTGTTACCAAGCGTAATTGACAGATCGCTTGATGTAATGCCAGAAGTATTGTTGATATATCCAATACGTTCTTGGCGTAGTGTATAACCGCTGAGGTTGAGGTTAACCTCGTCGATTAGGTTCTCAAACGTCGTTGCCATTTATGCTCCTTATGATGAAATTCTGCGTAGTGCTTCTGGTGCTGCTAATCCTGATGTGCTTGCAAGGGCATTGCAAATACCTTCAAGATTTAAAAATGTTTTAGGATCTGTTTTGCTAGCCTTGCGATTTAAAGCACCAACTAAATCTTGACCTGTAGTACCAGCCCATGCATTAGCAGCAGCATTAACATTTCTTACTGCTAGAGGTGTTGGATATGTTCCGCCATTAGCGAGTCGATTTAACTCAGCGTGTAAAGGTGAACCTGGGTTTCCTACTGCCATAATTATTTCTTCTTGCTTAAGCGAGCATTGTATTCAGATACTGAGATACCCATACGCTTAGCGTTTTCAGCAGCAACGGATTCTACTGTCTTCTTACCACCTAGAGATGTCTTTCCAGTAAATACTCCACTGATTTGTTCTCCAATAGATGGCTTGCCAGGAACTGACTTCTTTGTAGCAGCACCTTCGCCAAGTGGACTTACATACTTTTGGCTCTTGTTACCGTATGGGCTAAGAGCATTGTGAAGTGCTGTAAGAGGATTTGAAGTTGTGCTTGCAGCAACGGAAGATGTTGAACCATCTCCACGTGTAGGAGTTCCTACGCCATTGAAACCGTATGGACTGTTAGCAGCCTTAGATGAATCGATTGGCTTGTTGATAGCAGCCTGATAACGGCGCTCGCCGTACATACGGCGGACACCTTCTAGAAATTGAGAATCTGTAGAAGATGCTGCTGCTTTGAGAGATGCAGCCATGCCTTGCTTCTTGATGTCGTCAATGGTGCTCTGTGAGACCTTGACTGACTTTGAAGAACCAGAAGAACTTGAAACCATGTTACTTACCCTTTTTCTTTTTAGTAGCGCGTGATGCTTCGCTCAAGGCAATAGCAACGGCTTGTTTGCGAGACTTAACTACTGAACCACTTTTGCCTGAGTGGAGAGTACCTGACTTCCATTCATGCATAACCTTCTGAACCTTTTTAGTTCCAGCAGACTTTTTCATTTTTTACCCTTGTTTCTTTTTGAAATTGCTGCAGCCTTTGCTTTAGCATCAGCCTTAGAGGATGCACCCCATGCTTGAAGTGAAAGAAGCAGACGAGTTGGGTCACCGTTAGGCTTACGTTCTGGTCCTGGCATGTTGCCCATACGGGCTAGGAAAGAGGCTCTACGGGGGTTGTCACCGCTCTTTACAGGCGGTTTGAGAGTTCCACCCTTGTAGGATGCTCTACCTTTGGCATTGAGCCCACCCTTAGGGTTTTTACCCTCTTTGCGTGTCCATGCTTCTGTCATTTCTTTTTCCTTGCTACTGCTGCATTATCCACTAGATTTGGATAAGGTCTTCCTGCTGCTTTAGCACGAGCCTTTGCTGCAGATTTCTGTGAAGGTGTTAATGTCTTTGAAGTCTTCTTAGGATTCTTACTATCCCAAAATGCTTTCTTCATTTGATTGTTTCTCCAGTCAGCCTATCTTTGTAAAACTTGACACGTCCATCCTTGCGGAGGACTGCAATTTTCCCGTCTTTGATCTGAGTCTTGTTAAATGAGACTTTGACCTTACCCTGACCACTAGACATTATCTTCCTTTTTTAACGCCAGTCACACGCTTCAAGCGTGGGTTAGCCTTAACTGCAGACTTAGATGCCTTACGAGCACCAGCAGCAACGATTGCAGAAGCGCGATCCATAGAGATGCCTTGCTTCTTAGCAATACCAGATGCAACCTTTTTAAATCCTGGGTGTGCTTTCTTCATAATAGAACCTATTTCTTCTTAGGAGTTTTGTTGATATACTTGCCATTTTGGATCTCATCAGAACGAGTTCCTTTTTGACCAGTAAATGATTGAAATGCTTCTTTGTATTGTTTACGAGCATTCCAGTTAGCACGGGTATCATTATCTACAAGTTCCTGTAGACGCTTTGAACCAGGTTGTGCTCCACCTTTTCTTTCAAAACTAGCAATTACTCCAGTAGCAAATCCTGTTGGAACATCGCGTAGTTCTCTGCCTACTGTTGAGAGGTATCCCAGAGCAGACTTGAAAGGAAAAGTTTGACGTGACTTATCATCAGCACTTGTACGAGGAGCATTACTTGCCATCGAAGCCCTTTTTCTTAATGAAGTAGTTTGACTTATCTGCTGGATCAAAACGGACTGGCTTTCCACTTTCAATTTCAAGTTTGTCAATCCATGGTGTCCAGTTAGCGTGTGGATCAGTTGTAAGGATCATACGATCATTACTCATATCTTTCTTTAAAAATGCCATGTTATTTCTTCTTTCCTGGCTTTCCGCCGTATTCCTTCATACGCATAGCCTTTGGCTCAGTCTT